AGACACCAACGCCTTGACCTTCGTGTGCTACAGCAAAGCCGTAACGCTCGCGGATCTTGACCTTGACAACGTCAACGTTCTCTTCACGCCACTCAACAGTCTGAGGATCCTCATCAACCATGTAGAAGCCAACGTTCCCTTGGGAAAGGAGGAATACATCGCCAACGTTTGCATCAACATCGAATGGTACGAGTGGTGAAGCAACAACGCGGAAGTTGAAGGGGAAGTAACCTGGGACATTAGGTGCAGAAGTAGCGTTCTGGCTGTAAGCTTCAACAGCTGAAGCTGGATCACCAGAAGGAGATCCACCTGGAACTAGAGCGCGACCAGCACTTGGACCCATGGCACCCATAGCTCCGTTACCCCAAGGGGCTTGAGGACCTGGATTACCAGAATACTGGTTAAACCAAGCTCCACCACCGTGGGCAAGCATCATAGTTCTTAGAACTGGATCTTGCAACCAAGAGTAGAACTGAAGCGGGTGACAAAGTAGGATATTCGGTGTGAATCCTTCCTGACTCATGTGGGCAAAACCTCTCATGAGATCATCCATTGTCATGGAACCATTACCTGCAAGAGCACCATCACGACCAGCAGTTACACCATAAAGTGAATTGGCTGGAGTGCGGTTGTCGTACATGGTGGTACCAAGAGCTTGGAGGAAAGAAGCAGCCTTTTGCTCCTTGTGGCGAACAAGAGCCTGGCCCATAAGGCGAAGGTTCATTGCCATGATATCCCAAGTCGAGTAGCGAAGTGCTTCATCAGTGAAAGCAGCAGCGATACCACACTTCCCGATCCAAGCAGTGCTTACTGCACCACCAATCTGGAAGTTGACTTCTGGATACTGACCATGCTCCTGAATATCCTGAGCGTAAACAGCACCCATGGCTCCAGCTAGAACTTGTGTGTTCAGGCCTTGAGACTGAACTTTATTGTAAAGTCCAGTGATAACCATGTTAGGCTCGAGTGGCTCACGGATTATAATTTCAGTAGCTTTAGCAAGAAGAGGAGTAATCTCTGAACTTCTTACAAGGTCTCTGTTTTTAGGGGAAATGGTCTCTGCAAAAGTAGACCATTCGATTCTTTCGTCACTGTCTGGAAGGTGACCTCTATTTAGGATGATATCTGCTACATAACGAGCAGCTGCATCCTCATTCGAGGGTAGCTCTAAGACGCGACCATCAGTTAATTTGAAACTCATTTTCGTCTCCTATAGAAAGTTAACCAACAGAACAGCGACACGGTCGGCTACTGTTTCATTGCTTAGGGTTATTAAATCAGTAAATCCACCAGTAGCACTACCGGGCATCTGCATAGATGCATCGAAACTGCTGCCTTCGAATCCTGTACGAACTCTGTCCATAAGTCCTCTTGGCTCTTCCTTAATAGCGATAACTCTTCCAAGAGTACCAGTAGCATCGACAGTCAAGTTTGACCATTCGTCGAATCCAATAGTATCTCCTGGCTTTGCATCGGTAACTGCAAGCAGAGACACAAGACGGTCATCTGAAGAAGCAGCAGGAGTAGCAGAGTCATGATGGTAATAGCTAAGCGTTGTAGCTAAGCCTGTGTTTGAGGCACCAGTAGCATCCCAAGCATCAGAGCGAACAATAACGAGTCCAGCTTCAGCGTCTACAAAGAAATCGCCAGAGTTACGTAAAGAAGCAACGTTGTCTCTCTTGTTTGTAAAGATGCCAGCAGAAGCCCCATCAGCAAATGGGGTACGATCTGTATGGCGAGCTAGCGAGCCGCCAGCACTATCAGTTGCTAAAGCGTAGCCAATGACAGGGTCACCAGCCTCAATTAGCATTGAAGCTCTATCGTCATCACTGTAGCGTGCAAGAGCAGAAAGCTCTGCTGAGCTTGCCCAAACCACTCCACCACCAACCGAAGCCGGGAAGCTAGTACCTGAGGCACCAAAAGCAGTGGCACCAGAAACGTCTACACCAGTTGTTTGAGCGAGGCCAATAACTGGCATCTGCATTTGCGCTTGTGTAAAGAACTGAACCAAGTGTTGCTTCTGATAGTTTGTGAAATCGAGTCCACGCTCATCTGTAAGCTCACCGCCCCATGAATAAACATCATAAGCTGAAACTCCAATTGGAGCTGAGATGAAATCATTCAGAACAGCTTGAACGTCAGCAATAAGAGTATTGTCATACGGAGCACCTGTTCCGCAAACTTCTTCTCTTACCAAACCTCGATCAACGAGGCCATCTGCAACGTCTGCAAGGCTAAGAGCACCTGCAGCAACTTCTAGAGCTGTAACGTCTTGACCAGTGGTAACGTTCTTAGTTTTAGCTTCAACGTCTGCACTTGTGTAAGTGATGCAAGCATCACCAACGGCAGCAGTTCCAGCGTTAATAGTGGCGTTGAGACCACCAAGGCAAATATTGCCTCTTTTTGTCATAGAAACTACTTTTCCAGAACCTATAACGAAATAGTCCTGGGAAGCAGTTCCTTGCCAAGCAACAGGTAGCCAGTCGGCGGGCTTAAATTCCCCTGCAGGAACAGCGACACCACCAGTTGGAGTAACTACTATGTTGTTTGGCGTAATGTTATCGAATACATCATCACGAGTTCTAAAGGAACTCGAAAATCTTTTAACAGCCATTTTAATCTCCTAATTGGATGTAATTTTTGGGATGAAAACCACGCCTTAAGTAGCGCCTCTTGCTTTTTAGATAATTCTCAGCAAAATTCAGTCCATCTTTTTCAAGTAATTTTGAATATGTTTCTACTACCTTCTTTTCGAAGGCTCCTAATTTTTTAGATCCAACACTTTCTCTTGGTGAGGAAGTGTCATCTGCTGTAGTGATTGAAGGATTTTCAATCATTTTTACAGTCTTAACTTCGTTACTTTGAACATTTGTATCATCTTTCTTAATACTATCAAACCACTCTACCATATCTGCAAGTCTTGGATCTTCTTTTTGTAAAGAAATTTCTTTATTTACTTTACTATTTAAATAATTTAAAGCTTGAGACAGTTGTTTTTCCAAATCCTCAACTCTCAATAGCGCATTAGTATAATCTGTTTTCAGCTCTTGGCTAGAATTATTTTCCCAACCCATAATCAAAGCTTCTTTGTTTAAAGCTTCTTGCTTAAGTTCAGATGACCACTCAGAGTCACGTTCACAAGATGGTAAACCCCAGCCTTGTTCATCGGACTTTTTAGAAATACACTCTTCAATCTTTCTATAGAGTGCAGGCGATGCATGCTGTTCGGCTCTAGAGAGAACGCTCACTGCATGCTCTGCATCTACAACCGGATAAGTTCTATCCGGTCCACAAAAAGTAGAATCTTTTAATACTTCTTCTTTTTTACTTTCTTCTTCTTCTTCTTCTTCTTGATTATTGGCATCGGCCTGGTTTTGAATACTGGCTTTTGCTTCATCTTGTGCTCCTGCGATAGTTTCTAGAACTTTCTTAGCAACCGCTTCAACAATTGAATCGAAATTCAATGGCTCTTCAGAAGCTGGAGTATTTTCTAATTCTTGTACCTTTTCTTCAACTGAGTCTAGAATAGCTTCAGTTTCAGGATTGGCGTCGTCGATTAATTCAGCAGAATCTGAGTCTTCCGAACCGAAAGAAGCGTCATGCTCCTCTTGCTCTTCGGCTGTCGGTTCAACAGCTGGTGCAGTAAGAGTTTCATCTTCTCCAGTTAAGGAATCGACTTCGATTTCTGTTTCATTGTCATGATTTTCCATCATTCCCTTCCTTTACTTTTCATTGTATGACCAGCTGGTAATAGATCATTATCAACTGTATATTTTGGATTGCTAGGCTTGCCTTCCTTAGCTAAAGTTAAAAATGCATTAACTCTAGCCATGGCCCACCCTCTTTTTATATAAATATTAGACTTTGATTTTGGAAATGATTTCATACCTCTATCATAAACAGTCGTCAATGTATTAAATTCAATTTTATTGCTCTCTGCACAATTAGAATTGTGCTTTGCAGCTTTTTTCTGTAAGGACTGCAACACGCTAAGCGAATCATCACTTACAGAGCTTTTTACATCATTATCGTAAGTAAGCTTAATTTTGATTTCTTCCTTACCAGACTTAGTAATTATCTCTGCCTCTCCTGAAGAGTGCAGAGTCTTCATTGCTTGTTCTGAAATGTCTAACATATGATCGTATTCTTTGCTTTCTATATCTTTGACATCTTCTAAAGAAGCACCAATATTCGTATTATCTTTAATAGAATACATAGAATCTGTCAAATAAACAGTATGCTTGTCAACTTTAATTGTTGAAAGATCTTGTATCTGAACAGAATCAGAAAGTTCCATAGATAAGACTTGAGACAAATCATCTGCTGGCATATTGACTACAGATCCTTCAAGAACTTCAAATTTGCCAGTAACGAATACACATAAATCGTTATCATAAATGTTCCCATGCCTATGCTCACACATATCGCCTAAAGCCCAATCGTTTAAACAAACAGAGCAAACGTGCCTGTCTGTTGTTGAGCCTGCAGAAAAAGTAATATACCTGCCGTCAAGGAATTTTTCAATAGCATCTTGCTCTGAAATTCTAGCAGTAACCCTCATTCTTCCCAATCCAGGCCAAGACTTTCTAGTTAAAAGGCCATATTTTTTCATAGCCTTATAGATTCTTTCTGGATCGTCAGCGTCAAAGGCTGACTGAACATTCATATAGTCGTTAACGTTATCAAAAAAGCCAATAGCTTCTTCAGAAGTGTCATCCCAGTAGCCACTTACAAATCTTCCAATTGGTTCATTTTGCTCATCATGGTTTCGGATAATTGGTTTGGGATACGGATTTAACAAGCTCTGAATTCCAGCTTGCTGACCAGCCACTGTATAGATTCTGTTGTTAATTCTTCTTCCAGAATGACTTAGGTCGTAAGTAACATACAAGCCTTTTTTGTCGTCAGCTCTGCTAAATAAAGAATCAATTACACCTATCTTGTCTTTTCGTGACAAAGTGGCGTAAGAAGGGTCTGGGTTTATTTTAATAAAATCAACTAGTTTTAGTTTACTCATACTTGCCTCTGGGCATCAAATCGCGCAGTAGAATTAGGCGGAATTTCATTCAAGTCTATACTATATACATTTATACTACTATCCAGCAACCTTATACAAGTATCGCTATCCATTTTGGCATTATCAACACCAATCAATCTGTTTAGTTCTCTTTTTGAATCTTTTATTTTTGCAGATACTATAACACCGTAATTAAAAGCTTTGCAAGCATACACTGTTGTTATTGCATCTATTCTTATTTTAAGATTATTAAATATAGCAATATCGCTGACGTTAGAGTTAGCGACTATGTCCTGTCTTGAAGAGATTAAAGAATTGATTTGATTGTATTCAAATTTATAGTCTTGAATGATTTTCTTTTTAATATCTAGCAATTCATCTGCCGATATATTTGAGTCAGCGAGACCATCAAATAGCTTATCTTCTATAAGTGATATAGAAGAGGAGTATTCATCTGAGAGTAATCTATCTAGTGTCGGTGCAGTTTTCTTTCCAAACTGATTTTCCGGCGCAGATTGATTTTCTGACTCATTTGTAGAAAATAAAGAACCCTTCAACAATGCTAAAGGTTTCTCGAAAAGCTCAAAGTAGGTTTCTCCCATTTCATTACTAGACATTGGGGCTTCACCTATTCTCTTTCTAGCTTCGCTTAAAGTGATCAATTTGTTTGCAAAGAGCTGTATCGTTTGATTTTCAATTTTAATTTTTTGCTCTTTGTCTACTGAACCAAATTTAATGTTGACCCTTTTCATAGGGTCAAATGCATCAAATTCGTAGCCACCTTCAAGAAGCATTTCGTTAAATACTGCATGCTCTACAAATATTTTAATTATCTGTTGAAGGGCTTCTACGTCTTGAATAGCACTTTTAGAAAGTACGTTTGCTGTCGCTCTGTTTGCCGTGTCACCTTCGCCCATATCTACAGACGAGACCCCAAGTCCTGCAAACACTCTCTTCTTAAAATAATCTAAGTAGCCTTCAATCCTAAGGGCTCTACCCTCAGAACCAACTGATTTTATACTGTGTCTATGATCTGAAACGTAGACACCTCCTGCAGGCATATAATCGATTGCCTCTCTTACAACTTCAGTTTCTTTCTTGCCTTCTGGACCATATCGTTCTGGAAATTCATCAGAACCTACCGTGTAGTGGAATAGCGGAAAAAGATTTGACTCTATGAGCTCTTCTACATTTTCTTCTAATCTTCTAAGCAGTGCAATATCATCTAGCACAGGAAGCAACTCGGGCGTACCCATTGCAAAGCCTGCTTTCTTGTTATCATAAAAGTGTATAAGATCGTGTGGAAAGAACTCTTTAGTTTCACCTGTTGGCGTCTGCTGTAGGACTTTCTTCACTTCACCGTTTTTAGAACTTTTAAAATATAAGGTTTCAAATGGCAGGATAAAGTAACCAGCTACAGGATCAACAGTCCTTCCAGTAGTTAAGGTTCTCACTTTTCCTCTAGAGCCTCGCACATCTCTAGCTTTTACCCACATGCAGTTTGAGAATCGAACTAAATCATAAGCAGTTTCTGCCAGCAGTATTGAAAATGGTTTGCCTGTAGCAATCTCCATTTCTGCAACTCTAGTCTTTATGTATTTTACGTAATCTTCGTTTAAGCCTACGATTTCAAAACCAGAAACAAGGAATCTATTAGTTTTCTTTTTAATTGCTCTAAAAATATAACCGTCTGTATCTTGTGCAATAGATATTTCTTCTAAATCATACTCTGGCTTATACCAGCTACCCCTGTGCCTTTCAGTGTAATGAAGCCCGCGATTAGCAACCTTTATTACTCCAGGCTTAGATGGAAAAAGTGTTCTAGAATCTTCTAAAGATTTAGATACTTTTTTATCTTCTATAACGCCTAAGGCTAATTTAAATAAATCTGATCTCATTATGAATTTCCTGTTATTCTTGAAATTCTATTCCTGATTCTTGACCTGTCTTCTTCAGTAAGGTCACCAGTGCAACCTGGTAAAGGAATCAATCTTTCTTGATATAAGTTTGAAACTTGAATCGCATCCCCCTTGGAAGTTAATGAAAGCTTTTCATTAGGATATACTATACTAATAGCTTGCATAACTTTTTCAGGGTTCTCTTTCAAGTCATCACAATTTTTTAATCCGCCTTTTCCTAGGGCTATAACAATCTGAATTAATTTAATTAAGTCTGTAATTAGCATTATTATACCCATAGCCTCTATATTCAAAGCAAGTTTTCCACCAAAAAGACTATTGAGGCTCTTCACTACAAAAAGTATTTGACTAAAGAAGTCAGCAATCATTTGTTTAAAATCTTGCAATGCAAGTATGCTTTTTTGAAAAGTTTTTATATCTCCAATAGCTGGGACTTTATTGGTTCCGTCTTCCCTGCTTTTTCTTCTTTTATCCATAAAGGATTGGAATGTATCGCTAACTCCAACTGTAAAGCCGGTAGGAATAGTACCCGGCATAGCATTTTCTGAAGCAGCGCCAGAGCTGTTTCTGTCAAAAGATAAGAATCCACTAGTTGCATCAGATACCGCTTGCCCTGCAGAGTTGGTAACGTCTCTTGCGAGCGAGAAACCCGCGTTTGCAGTCTCTATGGGGTCGCCACTTTCGGTCCACCTTTCACTTCCTTCAAGGTCTCCACCCATGAAGCCGCCAGGCATATTTGCTGCAGTTGTTGCAGTTATGCCTGGAGTGGGAGATACGGAAAGGTTGGGACCACTGCCACCAACCATGTCGCCTAAAGCCGAACCAGCAGCCATCATAGTGTCTTGCAATTCATCTGCAGCATCAATTAGCTCTTGAACTGTTCTCATGGCTCCAATTGCGCAATCAATTGGTGCCATAACCAATTGCATCACTTGCTGTATTAGTGCAGCTATTGCATCTACGATCCATTTGATAATGGGTCCGAGAATCATAGTCCAATCAATACTAATACTGAGTGCCATCATTATGTATTTCTTTATTAGCATGCTCAATGCTAATAGAAGCATAATTAAATCTGGTATACAAATCAGACTAAAGCCGTCAAAAAAATCACAAAGGTCGACTAGCATGTCCATTGGGTCGAGCATTTTCCCAATGGCATCCATTATCTCTTCGATATCTTTCAAAAAGTCTTCAAAGCCTAACAATAAATTCAAAGGCTGAATTTGCCAACTGAACTCTGTTTTAAGATCGCAATCAAAGCAATCATCAAAATAGTCTAGGATTTCGTCTGCTGATAATATCTCTGAAGATACACCCATTTCGTCTAGTGACTTTTGAAGCATACTTTTATATGGTTGGCTCTTTTCAATAACAGTGCCACCCAAAGAAACATTAAGTACTGAGTTCTTGCTAGGGTCTCCTAAGTTTATATCAACTTCTGCATCACAAAAACTTTCTTCACCTGAGCCTTGAGAGGCGCCTCTACCTGCAGGGGGTACGGATACGCTCTTTTTGCTTTTCGCCGCCTGTTCACTTGCTTTTTGTGCTAAGAAATCGTTTGCTTTTCCAAAACGATTTAAAGACACTTCTGTACTGTCCACAGCCATTGAGCAAGTTTGAACAGAATGCCATGTTGCTGCAGTAGCACCCTCTCTGGTGCCAGCTCGTTTTGCTGCTTGTTCATACCTTTGGCAAATAAGCGAAAGGTAAACATACCTGTAATGTTCGTCGCTACTACTCATACTAGTCTTCTGTCAAATCTATTAAGTCGAATGCTTGCATTCTTTCTGACTCGCCAGAATCGATTAAATCTTTATAAAAAACAGCTCTAGTCATTACAGCTGAGTTCTGCTTAATTTGTATATTGTGTTGCTCATTGGGGTCAATTATTTTGATAATTGATTCTATGATTTCAGCAAGATCGTCTACGTGAACAAAATCTCTGCCAATTTTCATATAAAGTCTTTGATAAGTTTCTTCTAGAGCTTTAGGATCTTTATTCTCCTCTTCATCTGGAGTCTTCCCATCCATTTCATCTTTTAAAAAACCCATTACATTACACCCTTGAGTAAGTCTGTAATATTCTGACCTGAACTGTCAGAATCTTCTTCAAACATACTATCAGAATCTTCTTTCTCTAGGGCAATTTTTTCTTCTAATGCTTGTCTATACATAGTAAA